TATTGATTTAGCTTATGGAAAAGTTAGAGAAGACATGATTAAAGAGATGCTTCAAGATAAAAAGATTGAAGTTAAATCTGAACGTGATGTCTGGAAAAGAACTGGTAACATAGCTATTGAATACGAATGTTATGGTAAACCTTCAGGTATAAATGCAACTGAAGCTGACTATTGGTTTCATAATTTATGTGTAGGTGAGGACATATATGCCACACTTATATTTAAAACTGAGAATCTAAAAAAGATACTGGACTCTTTAGAAAGAAAGGTATCTGTAAATGGTGGAGACCATAATGCTTCACGAATGTATTTAATTAGTTTACAAAAACTATTTGATGTTAAAACAATTAAGGAGTATATTAGTTTATAATGAATTTAGTAGTTGACATAGAAACAGATGCACTAGATGCAACAAAGATACATTGTATTGTAGCTAGAAACATGGAGTCAAATGAGAACTATGCTTTCGTTGGTAAAGATTGTTATGATAAGTTTCCTGCATTTATAAATAAACATGCAGATAAAATTATTATGCACAATGGTATTTCTTTTGATGCACCAGTATTAAATAGATTGACTGGTACAAAGATTACTATTGGACAGATTGAAGATACTTTAATTATGTCTCAGCTATACAATCCTGAACGTGAGAATGGACACTCATTAGATTCTTGGGGTAAACGATTTGGATTCAACAAACTTGAGTTCAATAACTTCTCTGAGTTTAGTCAAGAGATGCTTACCTATTGTAGACGTGATGTTGAACTGACACATAAAGTTTATAATCATTTGAAACTTGAAGGTAAAAGATTCTCAGATTATTCTTTGAGACTTGAGCATGACATACGTTCCATTGTTTCTAAACAAGAAGACAATGGATTTTATATAGACCAACAGAAAGCTAGTGGTCTACATGCAATGCTTGAAGATAAAGCTGAACAGTTAGAAAAAGAAGTACATAAAACTTTTCCACCTTTAAAGATTGAGGAAAAGTTCATACCTAAAGTAAATAATAAATCTCGTGGGTATGTAAAGGGTGTACCTTTTACTAAAGTTAGTTATCAAGAATTTAATCTTGCATCTCGTAAACAAATAGCTGAACGACTTATGAAGTTAGGTTGGAAACCAAACAAGTTTACTGATAAAGGTTCACCTATTGTAGATGAAAGTGTACTATCAAAGATAGATAATATAGCTGAAGCTAAATTAATATCTGAATATTTATTATTAAAAAAAAGAACGTCCCAAATCTCTTCCTGGCTTGATGTTGTTAATCAAACCACTGGAAGAGTGCATGGTCGTGTCCTTACTTTGCGTTGTGTATCAGGTAGAATGAGTCATCACTCGCCAAACATGGCTCAGATACCTGCTACATACTCACCTTATGGTAAAGAGTGTAGAGAAGTATGGACAACTGATAAACCTGATACTCATGTTATCTTTGGTACTGATGCTTCAGGACTAGAGTTAAGGATGTTAGCACATTATATTAACACACCTGAGTATACACATGAGATATTGAATGGTGATATTCACACAAAGAATATGAACATGGCAGGACTATCAGATAGAGACCAAGCTAAAACTTTTATATATGCTTTTCTGTTTGGTGCAGGTGCAAAAAAGATTGCACAAATAATTGGCTCAAAAGATATGGCAGTTGGTAAAAAACTTATTGATAAATTTTTATCTGAGTTACCACGTCTTAAATCTTTTAGAAGTCAAGTAGAAGAAGCTGCTCAGTCAGGTAAAGTAAAAGGTTTAGATGGTAGACTATTTAATGTTAGGTCTGCACATAAAGCAGTTAACACAATCATACAAGGTGCAGGTGCTATCGCTTGTAAAGTATGGTTACGTAACATGATTAAACATGTACGCACAAAAGGTTTGGATGTTAAACTTGTAGCTTCAATACATGACGAATATCAGTTTGAAGTAAACAAGAATGACATACAAAGTATGGGAGAGATTGTGAAGTTGGCAATCAAAGAAACAACTGAACAACTCAACCTTAATTGTCCACTAGATGCAGAGTATAAAACTGGTCTGAGTTGGGCAGAAACACACTAGTTTTAAATTTATTTTTAATTAGTGTTGACAAAGTATATTGTTATAGATTATAATTGTATACTGAGATATTCGTAGTTAATACGAAATAATAATAACCTTAATGAAGGAGTAAACATATGCCAATATTAAATGGTAAAGCCTACTGGGCATCAGTTGTATCACCAAACACTACGTTTGATGCAGATGGTGTCTATTCTATAGACGTAGCAGTTGATGCTGAAAATAAAAAGAAAGCTGAAGCTGAAGGTCTATCTATTAAAAACAAAGGTGACGATAGAGGAGACTTTGTTACCATCAAAAGAAAAGCTAAAAGAAAAGATGGTAGTGCAAACAAAGCACCTGATGTAATGGATGGTATGAAACGTCCACTTCAAAATACTTTGATTGGTAATGGTTCAGACGTAAATGTTTTATATAAAACTTACGAGTGGACTCATAAACCAACTGGTAGAAGTGGCAAGAGTGCTGACTTACAAGCTATTCAGGTTGTAAACCTAGTTGCCTATGAAGGTGGTAATACTACTGCAAGTGAGTTTGAAGAAATTCCTGATGCACCTAGTGCTTCAACTTCAACTTCAGAGTTTGCAGAAGTACCTGCTTAACCTTAACCTTAAAAGGAGATGGGGGTGTAGTTAATAACTCACCCCTATTTTTTTGGATGAAAAATATTGATACTTTAGTTGAAGACATATACAAAACTATTACTGATGGTACACAACCCAGTGAAAAAGATATGGAGTTGTTTGCTGAAAGAGTAAAGGAAGGTGTACTACAATTATTCAACACACGTTCTGAGAATAATAATTTAAGAATGTCTCAGATTGGTAAACCTGATAGACAGGTGTGGTATCAGTCACGAGATATAACAAAAGAAAAGTTACCTGCATGGGCAAAAATAAAATTTACTTATGGTCATATACTTGAAGAGTTACTTTTATTATTAGCCAAGACTGCAGGACATGAAGTTAAGAATGAACAAAAAGAATTAGAGATTGAAGGAGTATTAGGACACCAAGATTGTGAGATTGATGGTGTTGTTGTTGATTGTAAATCAGCCAGTGCTTATTCATTTAAAAAGTTTTCTAATCGTTCACTATTAAAAGATGACCCTTTTGGTTACATTGCACAGTTGTCAGCTTATGCTGATGCACAAAATAAAAAAGGTGGTGCTTTTCTTGCTATTGATAAACAGAGTGGACGTATATGTTTAATGTCTGTCCACGATATGGAGATGATAAATGCGAAAGATAGGGTCTTACATCTTAAAAATGTTGTCGCAAGTGATACAGTTCCTAGCAAGTGTTATGACGATATTGCAGATGGTGCTAGTGGTAATCGTAAACTTGATGTTGGCTGTTCCTACTGTCCTTATAAAGTTGATTGTTGGAAGGATGCTAATGATGGGAAAGGACTTAGAAAATTTATCTATGCGAATGGACCAAGATACTTAACCAAGGTTGTAAAAGAACCTGATGTAATTGAGGTAGAATTAAGTGACGTTGGTTAGTGTATTTGAATTATTTGCTGCAATTAGTGCAGTCGTTACTGTATGGGTGTATGGTAATAAAGATAACTATGCACCCTTGTATGGTATGGTTTCAAATATAATATGGCTTACATGGACAATATTAATTGAAAGTTATTTTATGTTAATCATGTGTCTTGTTTTTACTGGCTTACATATACGAAACTTTTTTCATATGAGGAATATTAAATGAAGTTTAGAAGTGGTTCAGAAGAAAAGGTTTATAAATTTTTTAAAGATAAAAAAATAAGAGTTAAATATGAACCTACTAAGTATAGCTATGAGTGGCATGAAACTAAAACTTATTGTCCTGACTTCTTACTACCTAATGGTACTTACATAGAAGTTAAAGGACGATTAACAATAGAGATGAGAAAGAAACATTTGTTTTTTAGAAAATGTAATCCTAAAATTTTAATTAGGTTTGCGTTTGATAATCCAAATAAAAAATTAAACAAAGGTGGTACTATGACTTACGCAGGGTGGTGTATTAAACATAACTTTGATTACTGTAAAATTAGTGATGGTATTCCTACACATTGGTATAATGCTACAACATGACAATTTTTTACACACAATTGAACAGAACATGGTCAGCTCAACAAGTGCTGAAAGAACATTATTTCTTGCAGTTATTTTACAAGCACTTCTTGATGCTACACAAAAAGATACTCAAGACTTGGAAAGTCATAAGTATAAACGTGAAGCTATCTTATGGTTTACTACTAAAAATGGTAAACGTAAAGATGACTTTGAATACATATGCCAACTCGCAGATATTGAACCAAACTATATGCGAAGGGTAGCTATGGAAATATTAACATTAAAACGAACTAACTTTGTTCGTAATCATATAAATGCTTTATTGACTTATAAAGATAGCTATGATAGAATTAAACATAAAAATAGAAAGGGGAATTAATTATGTTACCAACTGAATATCAAAACTATATTGCCATCTCTCGTTATGCTAGATGGATTGAGAAAGAAAACAGAAGAGAAACATGGAGTGAAACTGTTGAACGATACGTTAGTTATATGGAAAGAAGATATGAGAAGTTAACTAATAAAAAATTAGATAAGAAGGAAAGAGACAGATGGGTTGATGCTATCACTACATTAAAAGTTATGCCTTCAATGAGAGCCTTGATGACTGCAGGTCCTGCCTTAGATAAAGATAATGTAGCAGGATTCAACTGTTCATATGTTGCTATTGATAATGTAAGAACCTTTGATGAAATAATGTACATACTTATGTGTGGTACTGGTGTAGGGTTTAGTGTTGAAAGACAGTACGTTGATAAACTTCCTGAGATTGCAGAGAAGTTTCATACAACTGAAACAGTTATTAAAGTTAGAGATAGTAAAATAGGTTGGGCAAAATCTTATCGTGAACTTGTTGCTATGCTTTATGCAGGACAGATACCACAATTTGATATGTCTCTTGTCAGACCTGCAGGTGCTAAACTAAAAACATTTGGTGGACGTGCTAGTGGTCCTGACCCATTAAGAGATTTATTTAAATTTAGTATTGAGACATTTCAAAAAGCTAGTGGTAGAAAACTAACAAGCATTGAGTGTCATGATATTGTATGTAAGATTGCAGACGTAGTTGTTTGTGGTGGTGTAAGACGTTCAGCTTTAATTAGCTTGTCTAATCTTTCAGACATTAGAATGAGAGATGCAAAGACTGGTCAATGGTGGGACAATAATCCACAAAGAAGTTATGCTAATAACTCTGTAGCTTACACTGAGAAACCTGACATAGGTACATTCATGAAAGAGTGGGTATCTCTTTATGATTCTAAATCAGGTGAACGTGGTATCTTTAATAGAGTTGCATCACAAAAGATGGCAACACGTTCAGGTAGAAGAGATGGTGAATATGATTTTGGAACTAATCCATGTTCAGAAATAGTTCTACGAAATAAACAATTCTGTAATCTATCTGAAGTAGTTGTAAGACCTGATGATACTGAAGAAACTTTAAAAGAAAAGGTAGAGATAGCTACAATCTTTGGTACACTTCAATCAACTTTATCAGACTTTAGATATTTAACTAAACAATGGAAAGATAATACTGAAGAAGAAAGATTACTAGGTGTTTCATTAACTGGTATCATGGACCACAAAATTTTAGCAGGTGATATATTTAATCAGAATGCTTTAAAAGATATGTTAATTAATCTTAAAGAACACTCAATTAAAACAAATAAGAAGTGGGCAGAGATGTTAGGAGTTAACCAAGCTACTGCTATTACTTGTGTTAAACCTTCAGGAACTGTATCACAACTTT